TTAAAATGACTTCTGGATTAAAAGAAGATGACGTTTTAATGTTTTGGGATGGCACAAAAAGCCCAGCAAGAATCGTGAGAATCGGTTTAATGTCAACAACCTTATTTATCTACGATGTTAACGAAGAAGGAATCATCACTGGTGGCAGTCGTTTGGTTATGCAGAACGTAAAACTAGAGAATGTCAAGTTCTTGAAACGACTCGCAATGATTGACGACGCTGATCTTAAACAGTTCAAAAAAAGTGTAAAATAATCAGATGGCTTACGTTACTTACGATAAAATCAGAGCGTATTTTACTAACGCTGATAGCGCCACTGACAACATCTTATACGCAACTAGTTTAAGCGCATCAAATACAACTAGTTTAAAAAGAGTTAGAAGAATTGGTCAGCAAATGGACTACTATATCCAGACTGGCCCAAAAAGCTCAAGCATTTCCGCGAATGTCCTTTTGGTTTCTGGAGAAATCAACAAAATCATCAATTTAACTGGAGATTCGGTTACTGGTTCGCTGATTAAAGTTCCAGATTACCAATTTAACAAGTGTTATTTGAAAAGTTTCTCCGCATCATTTGAGCCGTGGAAAGTTGCATCTGCGGCGCTGCAATTTGACTCTTACGGACTAGCAACTGGCTCTGGAATCTACGTTCATTCGGAGCAGCAAGCCACTACTGGCAGCGGCATTACTTTATTATCGCCTTTAAGAGCAACAACAGTTCAATTCACTGCTCCAAATTTTTCCGCTACTCCAATTTCACAATATGAAAATATTTCTTTCGATATTCAAGTCGATAGAGTTCCAAATTTTGTTATTGGCTCGGAATATCCTGAAAAAGTTAGCGTTTCTAAAATTACAAAGTCCTTGCAAGTAAACGGACTGAGTAATGCGGATTGGCTATCTGATTATCAACCAAATACGACAGTAACCTGCACCATCACGATGTCAGATGCTACTGTTTTTTCGGTAGCTGGCGTTTTATCTAATCAAACCCTCTCTGTTGATTCTAACGGAGTCGCTAAAGGAGGATTGCAGATTATTGAAGAGATGGTTTAACACTTTATGGCAAAAAAAGCCCCTAAGAATAAGAAAACCAAACCTGCGGGAATCACAATTCCGCAACTAAAACAAGAAATCAAATTTAAAGAAAGAAAATTTAAGTTTTCAGATAAGCAACAAGACTTATTAAAAATACTTTTAAACGAGCAGACCAAAATCTCTTTCATCGCTGGACCAGCGGGAACATCAAAGACATTTATGGCTGTTTACGCAGCGTTAAACCTCATTAGTAACAATGACAAAGAAATTATTTACATTAGAACAATCGCAGAGAGTGGAGAAAAGTCTCTAGGCGCACTGCCCGGAACAGTTGGCGACAAATTCGCGCCTTACCTGATTCCTCTTGAGGATAAAGTTCACGAAATTATTGAATCTACTGATGCTCATCGTCTTAAGGATGACGGAAGACTTACCGCAGTACCAGTAAACTTCCTAAGAGGCAGCACATTCACTGATAAAATTATTATTGCTGACGAAGTGCAAAACTTTACAGCTAAAGAGATTACAACTCTCTTAACTAGAATTGGAGAAGGCACAAAAATCTTTTTATGCGGAGATTTTATGCAATCGGACATTAAAGTTAAGAATGGTTTCCTCGATTTCTTCGATCTTTTCACTGGAGAAGACTGCATGGAGAAAGGAATCTATACTTTCGAGTTCTCCGAAGAAGATATTAAAAGAAGCGAAATCTTAAAATTTGTTGTAAAGAAGATTAACAACATTAATCTCCGTTATAGAATAAAAGATGAGCAGCGCAGCGTCAAAAACGTCTCAGTTGAATAGTTGGGCAAATATTATTAAAGTATTTGGCGGAATTTTGATCGCCTGTACGCTGTATTATTTAAATACAACGTACGTAAAGAAGGATGACTTTAATCCTGTTGCTGTGGAGATGAAGGTTCAGGCAGAGCAGATATCGTATGTTAATACAGAAGTAAAAAGTATTTCTCGACGCCTTTCTAAGATAGTAGATGATGAGGGTAAGCCAGTTAATACGGACAAAATGGTTGAAATTCAGAAAGATATAACTAAGATATTAGTAAAGCTGGAAAATCTTAACGATAAGGTTGACCGCATATCTAAATAATAATTATGGCTATCACTTTCTGTTCATCGTGCGGCGCAAAGCATGAGTATGTTGGATTTGCACCAAACTTTTGCTCAAAATGCGGCAATCCCTTTAACTCAAAAGCTGTTCAACAGCCAACAGTAAAAGCACAGCAGAAACCAACTGCTATTCGCAGTTCGCAAGTAGAAGACGATGACGAAGATTCTTCGGACATTGAGGAGCTTCCACACATAGAGTCGTTAGACGTTGAAATCGCAATGGAGGGAGGATTTAAATCCTTCAGCCTAGAAGAGCTTCAACGGAATCCCATGCAAGCGCAAGCTAGAAAGTTTAAAGCAAAGCGCTCTGATGGTATTGATGGCCTATCTCCTGAAAAATATGGAAGCTCAAAAGCTGGGTAAAATAACTTACGACGATAAGAAGGATGTAATAGATAAAATCATTGAGAAGCACAGATATATCTGGCAGCTCAAAGCGATTTGTTGGATGGATTATGAAGATGTCGCGCAGATTGTGCGCTTTCACATCTCAAAGAAGTGGCATATGTGGAAACAAGATCGTCCACTTGAACCTTGGGTAGCTAGAATCACTTCTAATCAGATCAAGAACTTACTTCGTAACAACTATTCTAATTATACTCGCCCATGTTTGGGCTGTAAGTTTAATCAAGGTAACGAGCCACCAGCTTGCTCTATCACGCCAAGCGGAAGACAGTGTTCTGAGTGCCCGTTGTACAGGAAATGGGAGAAAACAAAGAAGAGTGCATATGATGTTAAGCTCTGCGTATCTATTGAAGGTCACGTTGACGCTGTTCATTCAATGCGTGATCAGAATTTCGACATTTTATCTAGTGCGGCGCGTCTTCACGAAGAGATGCGCTTGTATCTTGCTCCTAAGCAATACAGAGTCTATACAAGGCTTTTCGTTGACGGTGTAGATGAGGAGAAGGTCGCAGCAGAAATGGGCTACAAGACGAACGAAAAGGGTAAGAAGGCTGGATATAAACAAATCAAAAATCTTAAGAAGCTATTTCGTCAAGTAGCTTTAAAAATTTTACAATCGGAGGACATTTTAAGTGGAAGCTAAAGAAGAACCAACAGATATTTCGTTTACTAACCAAGAAGCGGAACAGATTAAAGATTTAGCCAAGCAATTTCCTGATTTAAATACTATCACGCGCAAATTCTTTGGCAACGAGAAGCTCGATGGCCGATCTAAACAAGGCATTGCGATCAGATCGTTCTTGGCGAGCAATAAAATCAATTATAAAACGTCGAAGTACGAAAAAGCAGCAGACATTGAGTTCACAGAATCTCAAAAAGAGTTTATCATTGATCAAACAGCTATTGGACTGTCTGCGGTAAGGATTGCAGAGCTTATTTTCCCTGATCGTAGGATCGTTAACCTTGGAGTTGAGCAAAGAGCCGTGGCAAACTTCGTTAGAACGGCAAATGTAGAAGGCCAACCTGAATCTGAAAGCGCTATTGGCTTAAAGTACTTAGTTCCGCGTTCTGTTGAGCGCGTTATTAACAAAATCAATCAAGCTACTGGTGAAAAGATCAACAAAGATAAGCTCAATCGTCAACATAAATTTTGTATTGAGAAACTTACAATCAATTTAGCTAACTCACGTTTTCAAAAGATCATTAATTGTTACACATCACAAGAAGATCGCAATATCTTTGAAGAAGAGTTCATTAGAATGACTTGGGATAAGCCAGACCTTACTGCTGATGAAGTTAATTTGTACATGAACGTGTGCAAAGAAATCATTAACTTAGAAACTACTTCAAGACACTTAGACAAACTCAATAAAATGTTTGAAGATACTCAAGAGCAGAATGAAATGAGTATTCGTCTTGCTGAAATCATTAAAGCTAAGAGCGGTGAGTACCATCAGTGCGAAGGTCGCGTCGAAAGTCTTATCAAAAAGCTTCAAGGCGATAGATCGGGACGCATTAATGCTAGACAGAAAGAAAATGCTTCTATTCTCGCTATTGTTCAACTATTTCAAGACGAAGAAGAGCGTGCTAACATGATCAAGATTGCTGAAATGCAAAAAACTCTTGTTAGAGAAGAGGCTGGTAAGCTTGAAAGCATGGTTGAGTGGAAAGCTCGTATCTTGGGCATATCATTAGATGATGCCGTTTAAGTGCAAAGAATGTAATCAAGATTTTCCAAGCGAGCGCAGTCTTCATACGCACTTGAAGAAGCATAAGATGTCGCTTGGAGACTACTACTGCACCCATTACCCGAAGAAAAACCTCTTAACTGGTACAAAGTTAAGCTTCAAGGATAAAGAGTCTTATTTTGAAAAGGATTTCGAGAACAGAGAGCAGTTATTGAAGTGGTGCAACTTTGAAAAAGCAGAAGTTGTTAAGCCATACATCAAAGAGCTACTTAAAAAGCGGATAACTAACAAAGAATTAGTTGTTGCGCCTAGTCATATCGAAATTGAGACGAGTGAACTACCGAGTATCGACTGTTTTAAGAAGCATTATGGTTCTTACTCTGCTGTTTGTTCAGAGATTGGCGCAAAGCCAATGTTCACAAAGAATATCCACAAAGATTTTTACTCTGACTACTCTAATGTTAATATTTTCATTGATACAAGAGAGCAACAGCCGTTGCAGTTCCCAAATCAAAGAGAAGTTAAGTTAGATTTCGGAGACTATACCGCTGGCGGGCAAAATTACTCTAAAACATTCGTTGATAGAAAATCGGAGAATGATTTTAAGAGCACTTTAGTTGGCGAAAACTTCGATAGGTTTAAAAGAGAGATCGAAAGATGCAGATCTATGGATTGTTTCTTGTTTGTTGTGGTAGAGTCTAGTTTTGATCAGATCAAAAATAATAACGACTTCACTCCGCATAAATCTAACCTAAAATTTGTATATCATAATATGCGTTTGCTGCAACAAGAGTTTCACAAGAACTGTCAATTTGTTTTTTCTGGCAGCAGAAAAAATAGCATAGCG